GGGTACACCTGACCACCAATTTCTAGGCTGGATGGTCTGCCCCCGGTCACGACAATTGTTGAGCCGATCACCGTTGAAACGATCGCCATAATTGAGCGAAGGACAGGCAATCCTGCTGGGCCTGAACCAATGACCTTGATTGGGAACTCGACGCGCAAGACGTTGCCTGCGTTTGTGGTTGCCGTAAAAGATGGGGCTTCTAGGTACACACAGTTCGGAACAATCTTTGTGGGGTCATTTACCACGCGGAGCCCTGTAACGGCTGTCAGCGTGGCTGTGAGATCGTCTAGCGCCTCATTGAGAATGTCTGTGTAGGCCATTAGGCGACCGCTGGGCGAGGTATCCCGAGCAACTGCTTTACGATTGGGGTAAGCGATTGCTGGGTGGCTGAACCCATGCCGTCAAACGTGGCGTACATGGATTCAACTGATCCACGGGAACGCCACAAAGCAGCCGCATACATTGCTGTGCCAAGTGAGACATCGTGCCCAGGTGAAGTTGCAAGGGTGTCGCCTGTGTACCCGGCTTCTTGCCTTCGACGCCAACAAAAGTCGTTTGCAGCGTTAGTTGCTTGAGTTGCCAGCGTGTAGTCATCCGATGGGTTTGTTATTGATACGCCCAAATAGGTGATGAGTTGCGCGACGGTGATCCATGTTGGTGCTGGGCTGTATGCAACTGTTCCAGACGCGGCAACACGGTCAACATCTGATGCGGTCTTGGCGTAAAGCACCTGATCAGCAATCGGAACCTCATAGTCGTAAAGCAGATCGCCTTGCGTATCAACGCCAATAAACAAATACTGGGGAAGCGCCCTTACGACATAAGTGCCATTAAAAGTCGCATCAACAGAAGCAACCGTGATTGAACTGCCGACTGCAATCTCCGATGGGGTCAGAAGTTGCAGTACGGCAAAGTTGTCAATCAGGTACTTGTTAGTAACTGTGTATGTAGCCATAAGCGGTTGCTCCGCTCTCGACTAAGCCTGGGTGATCTTGCGAATCATTCCTGAAATTGCAGCGAAAGTTGAAACATAACCATAGAAGCTCATGTTGCGACCCAAGGTTGCTGGGTTTTCAAATGACTGCAAGCCACGGATTGATTCGTAGAACTCGTAGGCATCCCCTTGACCTTGACCGACACGGGTGATGATCATGGTTTTGGAAGCAAAGTTGCTGTCAACTACCAACTGCAAACCGAGCGGGTTGCCGTTCCATGAAGATGCGGTTGCGTTTCCAAGTGCGTTTTGACCGGTGAGGCCTGCGCCGATGAATGGGAATACTGGACGGCCAGTTGTGTCGGCTAGTTGTCCAAGTTGACCCCACACGTCTGGGCTAACGAACATGTGGGTCGGTGTCCAGTTGCGGTTTGTGGAAATGTCAACAGCTGAATCGTAAACCGACTTCAACAAGTCTGCAACGGTCAAGTCCCAAACACCAGATGATGTTGCTGCGGAAAGCATGTTGTCTGCTGCAACGTTGTCTGATGCAATCATGTATTCGCCCATAAGGTCATTCAAGATCAACTGCATTGCCGCTGGGTTTGTAAAATCAATGTCTTGTGCCGACAAAGTTACTTGTCCAGCAAGTGTTGTCTTCGTGACTGAGTTGCTTGCAATCACCATGGTTGTTGCAGATACTGAAGACAATTCAGTTGCCTGTGATGCAACGCTTGTGTGCGTGGTGATTGTAGGACGGATAAATGTTTTTGATTGTCCGCTGTCTGGATAAGCGCGAGCGCCTACAGCATCGACTACTGGACGCAAAAAGTTTAGGTCTTGAACTAATGGCCCAAGAACTGGAGTTGGCAAAAGACCAGGTGTGTCAGTTGTAATCACGTCGCCTGCAGCTGCCTGCAATGCGTTGCGCTTTGATGCGGTGTGTTCTGCTACTGCAGCGTTCATGTTTTTGAACGTGTCGCCCCCGATATGGTAAGCGGCCATGAATTCGCCTGCTGATGGCAATACAAATTCTTTTTTGGCTTGTGCAAAAATTGGCGCGGTTGGGATTGTTGCCTCAACTGCTGGTGCGGTTACTTCTGACATGGTTTGCTCCTGTTCTGGGACTTCTGTTTCTAGATTACTAATTTCTTCGGGCTCGTGTGGGATACTCGCAGCAACGCTGGCGATGTTTGCCATGTCACCAAAAGCGCCGATCGGAACAAGCGACAGCTCTGTCCATTGGGCGGCTTCGATAATCATTGTTCCTGCTTCGTCATACGAGAACTTTGTTGGGTTTACGCCCACGGATACTTGGTCAATGGTGCCGTCTGAGGCCATAACCAAAGCATCATTTCCTAGGTTGGTGGCGCTGATCTTGGCGCTAAACATCATCCCTTGCTCGGTGTCTACGCGCTCGGTGACAACGCCAACTGGCATTGAAGCGTCGTGGTACATGAACAGGCGTGGTGCTTTGCCCTCGACTGGCAATGAGCCTGGACGAAAGATCACTTGGGTTCCATCGGAAACTGTTGCCGGCACGTTGTAGGGAACTGCGGTTCCTGAGATGGTGCGTCGTGGTGCGTCACCTTTGGCGGCGTCTAGCGTGAAATCTCCTGCAATTAGTTTGATCATTCTGCGATCCTCTCCTGTGTGTTTTCTTGAATGTTTACATCTGTTCTGTCCATAGTGTCGGCCATAAAGTTTTCTTCTAGGTATTCGTCAGCGTCAAAGCAAACATAGGTTCCGCGCGGTAGCACGTTGTCCATTGAAAGTGCACCAGCAATTGCGTCTGCATACAGTTTTACACCAAACAGATACAGGTCTGCTCGAGCCTGCTGGGATGACTGGTATGAGTATGCGCCAGTTGCAACGCCAACCAAATATGGCGGAACGTTTGCGAGGCGTGACATTTCTAGTGACTGATATTGCGAAGCCTCAATCAAAAGCATCTTGTCAGGCGTTGAATTAGTTTCCGTGTAAGAAAGATATTCGTTGAGCGCGGCAGTCTGGTTTGTTGCTCGCGCCGCATTAAACGCCGATGCCAGATCAGCGAGTTCTTGTGCGCTTAACGGTTCGCCACCAGTTTGTTTGAGTACGCCTGCAGGGATGCTTGACGATGCGTTTCTGTTTCGTGCTGCTTCAAGTTTTAGCGCGGTTTCAATTGCGCCCGGTGCAGAATAGATGAGGCCTTGTGCTGGGGATAAGAATTGCACAAGGTTTGCTGGGTCAATTTCTCCGCCTTGAAAATACACTTGCGATGACGGGGCAAACCAGACGGGCCCAGACTGATCGGTGGTCGTGATTGAGCCGGCAGGCAATCTTGAGAAGGACGCTGGGTATCCGTCAGCGGTGCGCGAAGATATGTACCAAAACGCGCGACCGTACATCATTAAATCGTCAAGCGTCCAACTCATCAAAAATTGGAAAGACACATTTGGGTCAGGTCGGCGGATCCATGAACGTGGAGCAAGATAAACCTTTTCCATGTCGTCGCCGTTCCACATTTCTGTGTACATCTTCAACGGCATAGATCCGATTACTGAGGCCATCAAATCTCGAGCGCGGTTAATTGTTGGGACGCTAATTGCGCGGTTACGCGCTTCGCCTTCGCGATAGGTGTAGTACTGGCCGATCATGTTGATCCCAGCATTTGACGAGTTGTAACCAGGGCTCATGCCACCTGCTGCAGCTGCCTTTGTTGGCGCTGGCGAGATTGCAGCCTTGTTCACTTTGCGATCAAATAAACCCATGTCCCAAGTGTGGCAGATTGGCAGGGATTGTGGTGGCATCCGTCCGCACCTAATCCGATCCCGACGAAAGGCTAGGCATTGCAGACGGACGCCAGAACAGATGTTAGTTGTTGACTGCGATCATCATTGGCTTCCCGGTGTTGGTTGGACGAGCACACATTCCGATTCCCCAGACCATGGTTCGCGCTAACTCAATCGGCCCAGGTGAGCGTTTGCTGGAGAGTACAAGTGTGTTGTCTGTGCGTACAGCGACGGCGCGTTGGACGTGTTCGGCAAGGAGTTTTTCTCCTGTGTGAAGTAGGCGTCCCTCAGCGATCATGTTTTTGGCAAGCGGTGTAAAGCGGCCTAACTCTGCGTAGCCGACGACGATCCGACGGCGCTCGATGTTAGGTGGGCATGTGGCGTCCACGGTAGGCGATAAAGCAAACTTGATTGTGGGGTCTTTGGCTAGTTCTTGCACGTTGTCCCACAGCTCTGTGATTGACTCGGCAATGAATGCAACGGTG